GAGGAAGTTTGCAGAAGAAGCAATTGCACCAGAACATCGACACGGTATGGTGACTACTATGAGTGCGAATCGTTATAGTGCAATGCAAAGTAAAGCAATGGCAGTACATAGTGATGGTAAGGACGTAGAATATACTACTATGTGCGCTTTTAGGCAAGGTGACTATGAGGGTGCATATCTCTCATTTCCACGTTGGGGTGTTGGTATAGACCTACCAGACAACAGCGTCTGCATCGCTGATTCTAAGAGTTTACACTGTGTTACACCTATTCGTGGTGCGGGACAGAGATTTACAACCGTATGTTATACAGACCTATCTGCAGCCACTATAGGGAACATGGGTAAGTCAGAGCGCCTAATTGGTCGATTCGCAAAGAAAGAAATCGGCAATTTAGAAGAGTTTTTTTAGATTTCCTTTAGAATCAGTGGCTTATGAGGTACGATTTGCCTTGACAAACCCTGATAAGCCGTATATACTTAGGTATACACTGAGAAAACAACGAAGAGTTATTAGATTATGACTGCCTACACTACAAGAAAAAAATTGAAATCTCTTGCCACGAAAGTTAAGAAGTGGCAAAAGAAATATCCAGCATACACTGTGGAAAAGAAGACCATTGAGGGCTTTTATCTTATAGCTTCAACATTGAACTTAAATCCAGTTGGACAAAGGAAAGATGTTGAACCATCTATGATTGGTGGAGTAACACCCTCTAAAGCACAAGGTATCATAGGAGCAATTTGGAATGGAATGTATATTTCTGAGTTGTTAGTTGCTGTTGAGGAATCAATAGATTGCGGTCACAGGGCGAGGTATATTCTCGCATTTATTGCTGGTCAATTTCCTACTCACGCTACATCTGTTATGGGTGAAAAGTGGTGGGTCAAAAAGAAAGGAATGTCTGATGACCAAGTTTTCACCCAAGACGAAAAAGATTGGTTTTACGGATTCCCTCTTACATGGACTGATATGTATGAATTAACTGGCCAGGATATTGGTAAACAGTTTATTCAGACTAATACAATTACTCCACCTACAATTGAGGAAAAGTGGAACGCTCACGGTTTGAAACAATCTGTTGTTACTTTGAGGGAGTTTGTGGAAATAGTCGATTACTCTAAGGAAAAGAATAAAGAGTATGCTAAAAAGGGTATTGTAACTAATATGTTGCCTTTCTGGAAAAACAAGGTTGCACCAGAAATGATGAGGTCAAAAAAACTAGGTTGGCTATTAGAATCAGCAGTTATACACACTAAAGGTTCTCTTACTACTTTTTCGCCTGATGAAGTAGATGACTATATTGAAACCACTACTCCAAAAAACGTAAAAAAGATAGAAGCGTTAATCACTGAAGAATGTGAGTTTTATCATAATGTGGGTGTTTTTTGGAAGAAGTATAAGTCTGCTCCTACTATCGGAGTTGCCAATATGTTGAGGATATTGTATTGGGTTCTTAAAGAAGAGTATGACAAATTTGAAATTAAAGATTATGAGGATTTTACAAAACACTTTGTAAATAAGCATAATGCTTTCATAAGGTCAAAGGCAACAACACCATATTTAATTAAAGGTGAACCTGCTGATCCGAAATATGGTTTCATTGCTAAAGCTTTTGGTTCTTATATTAATAAGAAGACAGAGTTGAGGAAAGTTAGTGCAGTTAAAAAGTGGATTTCTGGATTTGTAGATTGGAATTTAGTTAGACCAATCGTCAACGATGTATTCCCAAAAGAAATGAAATTAAAGAGGTGGATCGAAGTTGGTGAAGTTTGTGAAATCGAAGGTAAACCATTAAAGTTTGAAGATGCTATTGGTTGTCATATAGTTTCTGTTGATGATGACGGTAAGGTTGAATATGATAATCTTTTAATCTCTAACCATTTTCACAATAAAAAAATGGGAACTATGAACGCCCTTAAATATAAGGAATTGTGGTTGAAAGGTGAGATTGTTTGATAATAATGATCGGTGGAGTTCCCTGCTCTGGGAAATCTACTCTAACAAGAAACATCATTAGTGGATTGGGTTCGGCAGAATATGTCGAACCCATGAAGCTATTCCCATGTCAGAAACATGGCGATATACTTGTAGTTGGTCGGTATCCAGAAGAAGAAACTTTCGGTGGAACGGATCGACTCTCTTATGGTACAATTTCAAAATTCAGAGAGTTCATAATTCAAGAGTGCTCTAAATATAAACATATAATTATAGAGGGAGATAGGTTCTTTAGAATGAAGGATATAGAATGGTTGGTGTCAGAATATGATGCTAAGATTTTTGTACTGACAGTATCAAGTTTAGAAGAACAACGTAGACATGTCAAAAGACAAGACACTCAGTCAGAAAAATGGTTAAAGGGAAGAAGAAGTCAAATCAGTAATATATTAACAAACATGTTTCTTATGGACAAAATACAAGTAAGAAATAATGAAAATAAAAATGATATGATGAAGATTGAAGAGGAATTGTTGAAAGGAGTTTTGAATGACTGATTTTTTAAAGAGAATAATTAAAGAAGTAGGTAATGAGTATGCATCCATAGTTGACGATGGTGTAGAGGCTGGAGATGTAGACAGTTTTATTGACACTGGTTCTTATATTTTCAATGCGTTGTTATCTGGTTCATTATATGGTGGATTGCCTTCAAATAAAATTACTGCACTAGCAGGAGAATCTGCAACTGGTAAGACATATTTCCTTATGGGTATTGTTAAAAACTTTCTTGACAAAGACCCCGAGGCAGGAGTGATTTATTTTGAGTCAGAAAGTGCAATCACAAAACAGATGGTAGTTGATCGTGGTATTGATTCTAAACGCATGGTTATGATGCCTGTCACAACTGTACAGGAGTTCAGACATGATGCATTAAAAACTTTGGACTCATATCTTATACAAAATGAAGCAGATCGCAAACCTCTATTTCTATGTCTTGATTCTCTTGGTATGTTATCTACTACCAAGGAGGTAGAAGATACAGCAGAAGGTAAAGAGACCCGTGATATGACACGGGCACAAGTTCTGAAAGCTGCATTTCGTGTATTGACATTGAAACTTAGCCGAGCTAAAGTGCCGATGGTAGTTACTAATCATACTTATGATGTTATTGGTTCTATGTTTCCACAAAAAGAAATGGGCGGCGGTCAAGGTTTAAAATATGCTGCATCATCAATTATTTATTTATCCAAAAGAAAAGAGAAAATTGGTACAGAGGTGGTCGGTAGCATTATTCATTGTAAGAATCACAAGAGTCGTCTTACTGTTGAAAATAAGATGGTTGATGTTCGCCTAACCTATAGTGAGGGTCTTGATAGATATTATGGGTTACTTGATCTTGCAGAGAAGTATGATGTCTTCAAGAAGGTATCTACTCGTTATGAATTACCGGATGGTTCTAAGCAGTTTGGTAAAACTATTCTGAATAATCCAGAAACATACTTTACAGAAGAGATTATGTCCAAGTTAGAAGAATGTGCAGCTAAAGAGTTTAAATATGCTACAAGTAATTGAGAATGTATAATATTAAAGATAGATATGTCTTTGTTACTGATAATAAAGATAATTGGCAATGCATTGGTATTCGTGGCGGTCAATTTGATGGCGTGATATATAAGTATGGTAAAATTACAATTCCTGAGCCTCCTGAAGAAGATATTGAAAAAGACTTGACATTAAAGTTTGAATATGATATAGTATCTACTAATAATTTACCGGCAGAATGGTTTGGTGAGGAATTCTTTAACCTTATCGGTGACATTCTGGTGGATATTTTAGATCAGAGAATGAAGGAAGGCACGCTAGAATATGTCACTAACGATTGAACGAACTATTCTAACTCAATTAGTTTCTAACGAAGAATATACTCGCAAAGTTTTGCCTTTCCTTAAAGGTGATTATTTTTCTGATAGATCGGAAAAAATAGTCTTTGAGGAAATAACAAAATTTGTTGAGAAATATAATAAAATTCCCACTAAAACTTCTTTGGAAATAGAGGTTCAGAGTCGTAAAGATTTAAATGAAGCAGATTTTAAAAGCGTAATTTCTTTAGTTAAGAGCCTCCAAAATGATGAAAATGTAAGTTTTCCTTGGCTAGTGGATACTACAGAAGGTTTTTGTAAGGATAAGGCGATATATAATGCGATTGTTGAAGGCATACAAATCATTGATGGAACA